TGTTTGTGCACTTTCGGTAAAATCTATCACCAAGTCCTTGCAGAAATTGAAAGAATCTGTTGTTACAGTGAACACTTTTGATATAACAGAACTTGCGCCGATTTTAATTAGCACCGTCAAATCTATCGTTTTATTATCAGAGAATAAACTGTGTCCGCACAGTTTCAAAACCCACTTGGTTCCAGCATTAAATATTGCAACGGTCTTTGTTGGGTCGCCCGTAAATGTATATGTTGCATTGACCCACAAACCGGCACCAGATACAGCCATACCGTTCCCATCTAAAACAACCGAGCCACCTGTTTTGTCTGTTTCGCCAGTATAATCGTTGCCATCGCTGTTTATAGAAGACGCATAAACCAAAGTGCTACCGTTTAATTTCCAGTTTTCAGCACCTTGCAATACACCAATCGCATCGCCACTATGGTCTGTATAGACACGGTTCGCATCTGATGTTCCTTGTGGCATATTTGCAAAAGATGTATTTACGCTTTGGTTTTTGATTTCCAATACGGACTTAGCCGTCTGTTCGCCTTTCAAACGTTTAATGAATTTGTTTTCAGACATCGTCAACTCCTTATTCTTTGTCTGTATCTCTCATAGCATCACGCAAATCGTTCAACGCACTAGCAACACCGTCTTCCGCCACTGGAATATTGTCGTCAAATTCCAACAACAATGCCTGCAAAATCAAGTTGTGGTTTTTAATGTCGGACACCAAATTGCGAATAGTGTCTGTGGCGCGATTGTATTTTCCTTCCGACAGAGTGGTTATCAACTTAAAATATTCTTTCTGCAAGTCAACGGCTTTGCCAACACATTCAATAATGCGAATTGCTGCGTCCGCTTTCCGCCATTCTCTGTCTATCATCATCGGTTCTTTCGCCATAGTTTGTCCTTTTAGTTATTATTTAATTTAACAGACTGAACAGCACGTAATATATTCTCTGTGCTAGGAACTGCAGATTGCAACCTGCCAATACCATAAGACATATTGCCCATTAGTCTTGGCGACAAGAATGGCAACGCTGTTAAAATCTGTGGTGCACCTGCCAAACCACCAGCCAATGCACTTGCTGCGCCCAATCTTGAAATGCTTGTTTCTGGGACCCAAGATTTTGTAGCATAACCAGCCAGTTTATAATTAAAATCTGGTCCAGCAACTTTTTCTATTGCATCTCGCACTGTTGGAGTTTTTAAAGAATTAACAAGTCTTTTTGTTACATTAGATTTTTGCACAGAAGTCATATCACGTCCAGCACTACCAACGGCTTGTTTTACTGCCAATAGAGTATCTTTTGCTTCGGCATAAGGTTTCATCAACTGTGCATATTCTGGTACAGATTCATTAAGATTGTTCTTAACGATGTTATACAATTCTGTTCTTACTCTTTCTGCGGCACTTCCACGTTCCGCAGAAATATTACCAATTGCATTTTTCAGTGCGTGTCCTTCGCCAAGAATCATATCGCCTTTACGATTTGCAAATTTCTTTAATAGTTTATTTGCTTGATTAAACACTTTTTGTTCTTCTGGCGTTGCTAAGTTTTTACGTCCATAAGGTGTAAAGTTTGTTTTTTTCCAGTCCTTGAATGATTGTTTTAATGCGTCTTTATTAATTGCTTGTGCGTCTATGGCATTTTTGCCAGCACCAAACGCCTGTTTAGACTGTCTGTCTATTGCACGATATGCATCATCTAATTCATCAGCAATTTCTAATCCTGATGCATTACGACCTGCCTTAAATGCTTTGGTTGCGTTTCCGCCTGCTTCGCCAGCCTTTCTAGCCAAAGTTGTTGTTTCTGAACCCGCACCAGACGATATACCACCTACTTTTGATAAACCAGCGGGCACCCCTATAAGCAAAACACCTAAAGCACCACCAGCGGCAGCATTTTGTAATGTAGCCTTTGGTACGTTCTGCAAAGAATCTTCTTCAAAACCTTTGTTTAATCCACCATAAACACCTGCTTGTGCAGCCATATTTGCTATTCTTGGTCCAACACCGGCACCTTTTATTAAATTTAATTTATATACAGGACTAGCCAAACCACCGCCAATTTGAGATGCTAATCTACCAGCACGCCCAACATTACGTAACCAACGCGGAGATTCGTCTAACATTTGTTGGTATCTTTCTTGCCTTTTATCAAAATCGCCACCAAGTTTTTCATTAAGCCAACCATACCCCCCAGCAGTAGCGGTGTTTAATCCTTCTTCTAATGAATAAATACCAGAACCAGCCGATTCTTTTAATACTTCTGGTGCCAACATATTGCTCAATAAAGAATTTGACGGCAACGCTTCACGAGTTTGTTGCACTGCCCGTCTGCTTTTTGCAATGTTTTCAGCACCATATATGTTTATCGCTTTGATTTCTTCTGGAGAAGAATTTTGTTTTGCTAAAAATGTGTCAATATATGCTGGTGTTTTACCATCAGCAACCATCATTTTGACAGCGTTTTGTAATTTCAAAAGGCGTTCTGTTTCGTTCATTTATTAAAACCCATATTTAGAGTAATCTTCTTGTGATTCAACAGGTTGTGTTACTGCTTGTTTTTCTGTTTTACTGGATTTTTTTTCTCCGTATTGTTTATTGTATGTAGCAATTCCAGTAAACAATCTATTCCACGCAGGTTGGAACTGTTCCATCGTTAATGGTTGCATACCGACAGCAGCACGGTCACGATTTATAATATCTAAAACGTCTGTTTTTGCGGCAGAAATTGCACCCAACTGTTCTTGTGTTCCCAAATTTGTTATTTGTGCCAACGGACCAATTCTTGTGCTAACTTCTCTTAATGTATCAGCACCACGAGCACCGCCCATATTTTGAATCATATTCTGAACTTTTGGTCCAATGATTTTGTCGGTCATATTTTGTGCTAATGCGCTTCTTGCGCCCGTGTTGATTGGTGCAACAGCACTACGAATAAATCTTGCGGCTAAAGTAGGATTATCACGAGCATCAACATCAGACGCACCACTTTCAATAAACCCACCAGTATTATATTGTTTTATAAATTCTTCTGGGTCCATGCCTTCGCCTGTTGCTGTCGCAACATTTTGAACAACTTGGTCTGGTCCAACTTGGACACCACTTTTACCGCCTGCATTTCCCCAAGGCATTTCTTTATAATCTATAATTTGATTTTGTGTTTGCGTTTCGCCCATCGCCTTATCAAATGCCAAAATGTCTGCCAAATCTTTCATTTCGGCTTCGTATTTCTTTTGAGCACGGTCAATAGCAGCGTTTGTTCTCGCTGACATACCACCGCCAAATCCACGAGCAAAATCAGACAACCAAGAACCAGCACCTTGTTGTTGTGGTGCGCCTGCCAAAGCGTTTGCTAATGTGTAGCCAAAAGTTTCACGGGCTTTCAAAGCATCGTCCAACGCTCTTGTGGATTCACCAATTCTGTTTCGTGTGGTGATTAAATCTTCTAAGGCATAAGGCGTACTTGTGCTTGTAGTTGTTGTTTGTCTTTTTTGTGGGCGCATAGCCAAAGCCTGCAAAGCCTGTGTCTGCGGTGCAAATATTGCTTCTAGCGCCAGTGAATCAAATTCATTTGCCATTTTATTGTCCTTTGCCCAATATTAAACCCATAGTTTCTGGGAACGCACCAGCCAAGCCAGCACCCAGAGCAAGACCGCCAACACTCGCAGCCCCACTGATTAAATTATTTTTCCATTGGTTATATGCATTGGTATTAGCAATGTTCGCCTGTTGCTGCGCACCTTGATTTGCCAAAACGCGTTGCAAGATATTGTTGCCCATTGTGTTTGCCTGGTTGAAGTAGTTTCCTTCGATACCAGACAAAGCAGACAAGATATTTTGTACACGGGCATCTTCTTGTGTCATCGCCTGACGCAAATCTGTATTACGATTTGCGGCGATTGAATTTAAGATATTCTGTGTAGCAGAACCACGAGCGCCACGAGCCATAGCCTGTGCGCCTAATTGGTTTGCATATTGACGATTGCTCGCATCTATAAGTTCTTGACGAGCACGAAAAGATTCATTGTCATAAGACGGATTTATCAATTCGTTAAGATACTGCCCGATACCGCTTTGTGTAGTGCGGATATTAGACGTTGCCATAGGCGACAAATTGACACCGTTTGCGTTTGCTGAGCCGAATTCGCCCCAGTTATAATCTGTGCCAACCTGTGCTGCTTGAACTTTCTTTGGTTTTCCCATTTTTATTCACCTTTTACTATATAATAAACAAATCGGTCGGTCTTTTTGACCTTTTCCCCGATTTTTTCTAATAAAATTTTTGCTGGTCGCTGGTCTGTCTTGAAATACACTGGTCCGACATTGCTAACAATCTGTTTAATAATACGGTCTGTCGGGACGTGTGCGTGATGTTTCGCCCAGCCCGAACAGAAAGTGCCTACAATACCATCAGATTCATCAAAATACACTGCAAAACCACCCACAATATCTCCACCGTCGAGAACCACAAACATATCAGAGCCGTTGTAATCGGACCACGGTTCGTGCATATTCTCTTCCCATAATTGTTGGGCGAGCGCTTTGCCGTCTGGTGATAGCGAAAGTATCGAGTGTATATGCATTAGTATAGCGGTCCTAAATATTCTACTTTAATCATACCGTCTAAATCGTACCCTTGTGCTAATTCCGTTGAGTTAACCCACGTTGTGCCATTATACCACGCGCCAGCCCCTGTTCCATCTGATTTTCCATGGCCTATCCCTGTTCCATTATTGCCCACAGAGGCGTTTGTTCCGGCTCCGCCCGTTCCATAAGGTGTACTACCAGCATCCCAAGAATAAATACTGTTTTCACCTCCTCGTCCTGAAGCCGCACCGCCGTAAGCAGAACCTCCTCCCCCGCCTCCAAGAAAACCAGCACGACCTGTGGTTGTAGCCCCCGTTGTATGGAAAGCAAATAAATAGTTGCTTCCAAAAACCCCATCAACAGATAAAAAATGTAAGCAACTTCCCGCTCCGGCTGCAGAAAAAACACCTTCTGAAATTGCACCATTGCCCAAACAATTTCCGCCACCAACTAAATACGTAACAAAAGAACCTATACGGCCACAAGAACCAGCGTTTCCAAAAATATGAGAAACCGATGTAATGTTTTGACCGTTAGTAGAAGCATTTACCTTAAACTGTCCAGAATAAACATTTGTTCCTATTTGAGAAGAAACAGTTTGTCCCTGCGAATTTCTTATTACAAAAGATTTCGAACCAGAGTACGCCCTAATCTTAAAAGGAGCATCAATAAAAATAGTTTGTGTTATTTGAGCAGCGGCATTACTAGCCCATAACAAATTATCTTCACCACGAACAAAAGCGCCACCACCACGAATTATAACATTATATCTTCCGGGCACAAAAACCGTATCTTCTTCAAACTTCTGCGCCCCTGAAAGATTAACAATCACAGGGTCCCAATAAGGATTTGGATTAAACGGCTGAACCTGAAAAAACTCTTTTTGCAACATCTTTGCCCCCTATTGTGTCAAACTGTAATACCAATGATTGTCTAACTTGTTATAGATATATAAAACATTGTAAGTTTTTGTAGTGTCTATATCAAGATTATTATACAAATGGTATGTTGTTCCAAGATCCAACGAACGGCTACTGCCAGCCACCACTAAACTAATCGTGTGTGAATACTGGTCGTTTGGCACTGTTGGTAAAGAAATCGCGCCGTTCCCCGTCAGTGTCAAAAAGTTTGCTGTGTTATCAGCCAACGAGATTGTCCCTGAACCGGACAAAATATTTGGTGTCTGTTGTTGAAAAGCATTTATAGCAGATTGTGTAAGATTGCTACCGTCTTTCAACAGTGCGGTACTCGCAATATTGTTTATTGCTGTTTCATTCGTATTAGATTGGTTTTGAACCTGCGAAAAATTGTCGTTTATTTTTACAGCGTTTATACCCTTTCCTGCTTCAAATATATTCAGTGCCATTTTATACTCCTGTCCATATAAGTTTTACTTGGGCAACCCCGTTTGTTTCGTATATCATTATATAATAGTATCCTGCACGGAACACATAGTTGTTATAATGATTTATAATTGTTGTACCTGAATACCCAATACTAAACGGCAATAAACTACGGTCATCTTGTATCTGTATTAAAACTCGTGCTTCTGCGTTCAGCCCTGTTGGTATGTTGATAACTAAATCTTCACCACTGCCAAGTGTTTTATAATATTCACACTCCGGGGCAACCGTTACAGCCGTTCCACTAATCGCAAAAGAGTTTGGTTGACTACGAACTGCCGCATATACATCACTTAGGTCGCTACCTTGGAAAGCCAATGTATTATATGCGTCTTGTATCGCTTCATAATGTGCTATATTTGTATTATAAATCGTACGGAAGTTAGCATTCCACTCGCCTGCTACCACATAAGAGCCTACTGAAAAAGTATATAATTGTGTTATCATATGACACCTCAATAATCCAACATTTCCGTATTTATTTCCGTGTTCTTGGCTTCTATGCCTGAGATATTAAATTGTTGAGCAGACGAAGTCGTATAAATGTCAATCTGCAGATAACGCCAGTATGGTGGTCTATCAACCGTAACAAGCAATTCCGTCTGGTTCATATCAAAGAAAACACGCCCAGATAAATCTTCATCATCAGCAACGAACTGAGAACCGTCTTCGGGCACTGTATCATCATTAGAATATGTTGCCACATTAGAAAAACCTGCTTTCGTAACACGAGCATTAAACACTTCGCCACGGTCTGTCGTGAACTTGATATAAAAGTCGTTGCTCGTCTGTGGTTCTAATATTACAGCAAACGGATATAAGTGGCTTTTGACCGAAGATTGCGAATCTAACCACATAAGGTTTGTGCGATAATGTGAATAATAACCGTCTTCGTTTGGTGTCTGTTGTGAACCTACACCCCAGTTATCTGTAATCTGATACAGTGTCGTTGTACCATCGCAGAAATATTCTTTGTTCAAGAAAGTCACCGCACGAGAATTGGCCGTAAAACTTTCTTCTACCCACTCGCCAATATCAACATCATAGACCAACGATTGTCCGCTTGACTTCAACATACGAATACGACGACCAATAACATTTATCGTCACATCGCTCACATCTTGTAAATAATCTTGTATGTCGTCACCAATGGCATTATCAAAACCAATCGTGCCGTCAATATTATCACGCAGAGTGAAGATATTCTTCGCCCAAGAGTCAACATAAGCACACTGCCCGTTCAGTGTAAATACAGCGTTGTTTTTAACACCCTTGGCGGTCAAATCTAAAACCTTGTAGTCGTTTTGGCTCGTGCCAGTGATGTTGTAAGAACGGTTGTTGCCGAACGCCGTTAAACCGTGATATTCTTCCAAGTGGTTTATCTTGTCACCAACTTCAACAAAGAATGGAGTTGTTTCGCTGGCGCTTGCGATTGGCGTCATAGCAAAGTTGATAGCATTACCTGCTTCGCTGAACCAAACACCATAAATTGTTTCGGCATCATTGGCTTTATAAGTTGTAACACCGTTGATTGCCAAGCGAGAACGATATGGGCATACACTTGTTATTTCTTCAACAGGTTTGTTTGTTGTCGTTTCAACAATTGGCACCAATCTATAATAAAAGTTTGTGGCTCCCATTTGTGTTCCGCCAATCGTAGCGTCTGCCGAGTAATAAACAAACCCAAGATTTGATGTGCCGAAAGCCACAACCATAACCAAGCGGTCGCCCCATTGTGTCATACAAACATCTGTAACATCTGTCGCCAGTGGAAAGGTCGCAATCTGCACAGGGTTGATAACTTCCGTGTTATCTGTGACAATCCACGCATTTATCGCGCCACTTGTCTTTGTGAACGCAATCAACTGGTCTGGATATGGATAGCCCGACATATTCGCACTATACAAACGAATAACATCTTCACCCATAACTGTATATTGGCTAAACCAGCCAGAAGAACGAATACTGCGATATTGCCCAGATTTTTCTTTTGACAAACGAACGCCGTGTGCTATATCGGCACCAAATTCAACATCGGAGTTGATGCTGTTCAGTTTTCTGATGCCACGAAAGTTTTTCCATAAAAGATTTACATTTCTTGTTGTCATTTTTTACGCACCACTTGTTCGTATGTTTTTCCATTATGTATAATAACCTTGACCTTATCATCTTTTTCTTTGACAAGGTTGCGGAAAGGGTTCACAAAAGGTTCTACTTTAATCGGCATCTGGTACCTTTTTTATACTTGCTTTAATAGCGTTTCTTTGAGCCATAAGAGCCAGCAATTCGTCAGCATCTCCGTCATAAGCCTTACAGATAGCGTCAATCATATCTCCTAATTCTGGATATGCTTCACGACGCAAAGCACGATAATCATATGGTGGAGTGCTGTGGCGTTCTTCAATATGGTCGCTATGTTCAATATATTCAACGATTTCACCTTCGCCTTTAACGACTTTTGGTTTCCAGCCATCAGCAACTAAACGGTCAAGGTCTTTGTTATAGCCAACAATGCCTTTCCAGACCGCTGGTGCTTCAACTAATTTTCCGTTTTCAAGTTTATACATCATATTTCATACCTTTGTGCATCGTAGAATGGTGTTTTTGCAAATTCTAACAACGAGTTCTTTGCTTGTTCAAATTCGGCTTTTTGGTCTGCTAAAACAGACGGCTGTGCGCCTTCGTTCAAATATACTCGTGCCAATGTAACAATACAACGAGCATATACATTATAAACTGTTTCTGGTACATTTAAGAATTGGTTGTCCGTAGAAGCAACTGTACCTTCATCGTCAAAGTCCTTTAAGAAAACCTTGTCAGAACGTGGACCAACACAAGCGATATTTTTATCATAGTATTCAATAGTCATTGTGTGGCTAGCATCTTTTTCTGCTGGCGCAATAGCGATTTCTTCTTCTTCCCAATCGTGTGTCCATTGTGTCGGGCAACCTTCTTTTGCCGTCAACTTATTTACATAGTCCAGCGGACATTCATTGCCATCTTGGTCTGTCAGAGTCATACCTTTCATAATACCGTATGGCATTGGGTATGTTGTGCGACCAGCAGAAGTTGTATAAACGATTTTCTTGTTATTCCAAACCCAGTTGTGCAAGTTTAATACGTCAAGGCACGCCTGATGAAAAGCAATCAAAACAGACGGTGTAATATCGGCGACATCAACCACTTGGCGATTGTCCACAATGTGACGCTGATTCAGAGTTTCTTGTAAAAGTTGCTTAAACGATTTCATTTTCTACTCCTAGTCCGCCGTTGTTGATACTTTATTTTTAACTTGTGTTTCAGGTGTTACTCTTGTAACTGGAACTTCCATAACTGCATCGCCATTTGGAACAATTACAGATTGTGGCATAACACCTGCTTCTTCCCAAGATTTACGCAATACTTTACGGTATTCGTCATCTTGGATTTGTGCCATCATCTTACTCGCTTTGGCGACATTGTTCTGTTCAACCTGTAACTGTTGTCCGACTTGTACCAACTGTTGTAATACTTCGTCAGATAAGCCAGCAAAGTTCTGTATAATCTGTTGTGTGCGACCATCGTTCAAGTAGTCGGCTGGGTTCACGCCCATTGCCTGTAATGCTCTCGCAGCAGTGTCTTGATACTTTGGCATTGTTGGGTCGGCTTGTGCAACTTTTTCAATCAAAGATACAATGTTCTGCATCTGCAACTGTTCGTTCGCATATTCCCAAGCAGTTTTTACAACGTTGCCGTCCATTTCGGCATTATCGACCATTTGCACACAATCTTTCAAATAACGAGATACAACGTTCAACATAATTCCGCTGATAATCATATTTGGTATCAAAGATTCACTAACAGCAATACGTTTGACTTCTTCTTCCGTTAATGCTTCCGACTTTACCGACAACTGTCCATTGTCAATACCAGCGATTTCTTTTTCCAACTGTTTTGTTGTTTCTTGGAACGATTGAATTGCAGGTTGTGCGTCAATAGTTTCCTTGATAATTGCATTCGGGTCTTGCATACCAAGGCGATATGTAATGATTTTACCTGGTTCTTGTTTAACATTGTTTTCTTCGAAGAAGCCCGTAGGTGCATAACGACAAGGGTTTATCTGTAATTTTACAGCATCCCGAGTGTCGTTGTATGCATCTTCTTCGGCTTTACAAAGGTCGGCAATGTAGAACAAAGGAGAAACGCCACGAGCACCATTACCACGAGCGTGGAATGGGAAATAATACACGTCTGGTGTATATATGCCCTTAGGTGCGAAATATGCCAAGAAAGCACGACCAATCACAACAGCAACATAGTTTTCATATGCTTTTCCGCCAATATAGAATGTGCCGAACATCGTCAGAACTTCAATTTGGTTATAACGATATACATTATATGTTGTGGTTTCGTCTTGTTCTTGTAAGTTTGGTGTTGACGGCTGAGCAAATGCTTCTTCAAATGCTTGGCGGTCTAATTCATAACTCTTGTTTGATAAGATTTCTCTGCGAGTTTTCCATTGTTTGATAATTTTATCGCATTCGTAGAAGTCTTCCGTGCAAGGTGTTACCAATGGGTCATACACGAAATTGCACGGATCGATACGAACAAAGTTCAATCGTTTTTCGACTTCTTGACGGACAACAAAGGAGTTCTCACGAACAGACACAATGGACGCTGGGTCCACATTGCCAATTTCTTCAATCGGCAAAACTTCTTTTTTGTACACGGTCTTATATTCGGAACTAGCAACAACTTCACCAGTGTCCAACATATCTTTGATAGACACCAACAAGGTCTTTTTGTTTTCTTGGTCTAACGCCTGATTATAAACCTTGTCGTGATTTTCTTTGCCAAGTTTCAAATAAGACGAAATTTTATCATAAAATGTTTCATATAAAATGCCGTACAGTTTATTATAAAATTCGTACATACGGTTCAATTTAATATTAGAATGCCAATCTTTTTTTATTTCTGGTTGTTTAATATCGCAAATAGTTGGCGTAGCACGGTCACGAATAACACGTGTGTTATCTTGCAATACTTCTAATGGTTTGCTCCAAGAGTTCCAACGTTGTACAACGAAATCACAGACGCTTTGTTTTTCGTCTGATGTTAATTCTCTCTTTTTGACTTCGCCTAATTCGTAATCACATACTATCATATTAAATCACTTTTTTATAATTATCGGAGTGTGGGAACCGAAGCCCCCACACTTTTTGGTATTACGCAACAGTAATTGCACATTTCACAATTGCAGATGGATGAGAAACTGTGCAACCGCAAGTTGTCAACACAGACCACAACATTTGGAAGTTGTTTTGTGCTGGAATCATACGGTCACTGATTTTCTTGATTGCAAAGTGAGCAGCAGATTTGATACCTGCGAAGATTGTGCAAACGTTTGTAGTTGTTGGCAAGTTAGAAGATTCCAAAACTATCAAGCCAGCGATTGTACCACGTACAATACCTTCTTTCCACAAAGCGTTTTTGTCGGTCATATCAACTTTAACAAATGCTGGTTCTTTCAAGATGAAACGCATTACGTCTGGGTTAACTACAACATAACCGGCTTCTTTAATACCTTGGTCGCCTGCTAAGTCAGATGCGTTAGAAACAGGAGTTGCGCCCGCTTTTTTCAAAACAGCAGCAGCCTGCAACAAAACATCGTACATATCACCTGCAGCAGCAGTTGTTGCATTAAATGCAGTCAATGTTGTGCCAGCAGCAGCGATGATTGTGTTCATAACGAATGTATCAACGTATTTTGACAAAGCATACAAACCACGTTCGATGATTTTTGCTTGGAATGCAACGTCTGCAGTTTTCAAAGCATAGTCTTCGAATTTAACAGCAGTCGCTGGAGATTCTGTCAATTGCAATACGTAATCATCAACAGCAGCAGTACCATAAGATATTGTGCCTTCTGTACCAGGAGTTCCTGGAGTTGCGCTACGTGAGTAGTAATTTGCAACAGTTACAGAAGAATCATTTACCATACGTAAGTGAATAGCATCAGAGTTATCTGACAATTCAGAAGAGTGGTCAACGGCGATGTGTTTATAAACACCAACCAAAGACAGGTTTTTCAATAACACCTTAGACCATTTTTCCGAAACGGCATTATAAGGTGCTACACCATTTAAGAATGCATTATTAGACATATTTTTTCCTTTTTTTGTCTAGTTAATTTTTTACGTTTTCGGATTAAAAATTGTCTGTTCGCCTCGGGCCTTTCGGTTATCCAATTTGAATCAGGTTTTGTCTTCCTTACTTAATAATAAACAAATCGTGGTGCTATTTTCTTAAAATTTGATAAAAAATCTTAAAAAAAACACAGAAATTATAATTATTAAGGTAAACATAGCCCTTTCATATTTGATTTCTGCCGATTTTATCTTTTCTGCGCACAAACTTTGAGCCACCTGTCTTTTGGATTCGATATCATTTATCTTGGCAAGGACAATTTCGGTCTGACATTCTTTTGGAAGGGAGGATTGAACGTCAATAACCGCTTGTCCAACGTTATCAAAAGCACTTTCGACAGGCGTTTTGCGATTGCAGGCAGTCAACATTGTACAGACCACCAGAATTATGAAAATCCACGCAATTATTTCGTAAAATCGTTCTAATGGTCTGCTCATATTACACTCCTTACAATAATGTTTTCATTTCTTCGTCTAATTGTTCCGCTATACTCATAGAAGCAAACGACTTTTTAGGTTTTGGTTGTTCGATATGAGTTGTGGACTTGACAGAAACCGCTTTCTTTTCGGCTTGTTTGGCAAATTCTTTCTTTGCTGCTTCATAACCTTTCTGATAAGCGGATTCTTTGTATTTCTGAATTGCTTTTTTGACGGAACGGACATCAACTGTCGATGGGTTCAGTTTAATCGCCATTGCCATCAAGTTTTGGTTCTGTTCATCATTCATAAATTCAGGGTCTTCTTCCGCCATTTTATCCAATTCTTCGGACAACGGTTTCAACAAGATTTCTTCCCTGTGGGCGTTTGCGGTCTGTTGAATCTTCGCAGCCATATTCATCGCATCGACTTCCAAACGGCGGTCAACACGAGCATCTAAAAAGCCGCGAGCCTTTTCCAATAACGCACCATCGCCAGTTTTCTTGAATTGCGACAACAAATACTGGGCTTCTTTAGCATCGTCAGGGTTTGTAATAGTTTCAAATGCCTTGTCAACCAATTTCCAGTTTTCTTCCGCAATCTTTTGTTTCACAGCAAGGTCAAAATCGTCACTTTTAGCCTGCACAACTTCCTTGACTTCTTGTGCTTTTTCGCCCATTTTCTTTTCAAGGTTCTTGTAAGCATTTATCAGGTCGTCTTGTGACTTAAACTTGCCCAAAATCAGTTCTGGTGCCTTTTCTGGTTCTTGCGCTGGTTCTTCAGCAGGTTCTTCTTCGGCAGGTTGTTCTTCCGCTGGATTTTCTTCCAGTGCAGGTTCTTCCTGTGCTGGTTCTTCAGCAGGGGTTTCTTCTTGCGCTGGTTCTTCTGGCTTTGGTTCTTCTTCTGTAAATTCAGATTCAAGGTCAGCCATAATACCACTTACTTGGGCATTTTGTTCCCCAGCGATTTCTTTTGTTAATGTTTCTTCTGTAATGTTTTCCATTTTATTACTCCTCTGTTGTTATGGTTTCTTGCAGGTCTGCGATGGCGTAGTACGCCATCATAAACCCTTTGAATACTTGTTCGTTTTCCCTATGCATTATCAGCGGTGCTTGGTTCTTCAGCAGATACTCCATCACCTTCTGAACGTCCATCGTCCTCGCTGACAGTTGTAACTGTATCCGTTCTTCCTTCGTCATCTTTTACTTCCTTTTTCTTGGTTGTTTTTTTAGTCGCTTTTTTTACAGGTTTAATTTCTTTTTCAACTTCGGCTACCAGTTTTTTGTTTTCAACTTCTAAAACTTCAACATCTTTTGCAACTTCTTCTTCGCCACGAATATTAATGTCTGCCTTAGCAACGGCATCAGCCAAAACCGCAGGGTCTGCATCTTCGGTCATTGTTGTAAATGGTGCAATTGCATCAGCCAACGCATTTTGCCAGCCTTCACGAATATCTATTCCCAACAATTCATTGAATTTAATACGGTCTTTCATTGCTTCCAAAAATGCCGACTTTGTCAAAGGATAACAGTGACTAAATGCACCGTTTCTGCCCATATGTACGCCGTTACACACAATTGCGAATCCGCCAATAGATTCAGGTTCAAATGAGAACGCTATAAGTTTTCTAACCATTTTTTAACTCCATTTTTTGTTTTTCTTTATCGCAGTGCTTTTTTAAGCCTTCACGATAACGTTTTTCAGTTTGTCTTTCCAACTTCCCTGCCCACATAAAGTAAGTAGTTGGGTTGGCGTTTTTTTCTGTGTGGCGAAGATACAATTCGTATGCCGCACCAGCACGTTCAGGATACTTCCTGATCAGAACTTTCCATTTCCTTTCTTCTTCCAATGTCATACAGCCCCTCCAGATGCCGCTATCAAAGACCTTTCCCACATATCTTTCAGATTAGCAGTAGTGGTCTTTGGTGTTTTTACAAAGTTCTCTTGGACACAATCATTTATCATTACACAGTAAGACGCTGCATCAAATATGTGCGATTTCGCATAATCGATGGTCTTCATTCCAAAACGAGCAGGAACTTCGATGATTTTCCCGTTTTCATCGTAACCAAGCAATTTACACGAATGACACAAATGACGGCATTCTGGGTTGACCAAAATATGCGGTTTTCCATCAAGGCCGTGCACGTGCCAATCAAAATTATTTACTCGGTTGCTGATGCTAGTGTTTGCTTTTGGAACTTGAAAATCGAATCTGATATGTTCCCTGGTTAAAATCTGTTCAATAATTGCATAGTTTGAAAATTCTGAATTGGACGTTCTGCTGCGTCCTGACGCATCGCCATTGATAACTAACGGACGACCATCGTATTTTTGTCGATAAATTCGGACAAATTCTTCGGCCACACGGTATGTCGAGGCATTTTCCAGCACGATTTCGTCCGAAAAGTAAAAATCGTGCCCACCGTTCCAATGGCATATGACAGAACATTGTGGGTTGACGTTAAAATCGAGCGACCAGTAAATCGTCTTGCTCTCTTCCCCAACACCAATGTTGACATTCGGGTCCCAGGAACGAACAACGGGTCTGTCGGTTGCGGTCCTCAAATTACCCAAGTAAATCATACTGTAATCGGCAGGGCGATTACGTTTTTTTAGCAAAATTTCGTGAATAATCGCAGGTTCCAACGGAAAAGGGTTGTAGCGAAAATCTTTGTAGCAACAATAACTATCGGAACGCCGTTCGGCATCAGGACCCCATTCTTGATAAACAACATCGGACTCGTTTTCTGGGTTTGCACTAAAAATGATAAACGATTTTTTCGCGCGAATAGTTGGAATAAGGGCATCTAATGATGCCTTGGACACCGATGCGGCCTCTTCGACCCAGCATATATTGACGTTCGCGAACGACTTCACGTCATCGACCCCAACTTCGCGTAGCCCCTTAAAAGAAAAAGATGTTCCGTTGGAACAGCGTATAGTATCGTTATAAACAGCATAAGGCAATTCGTATTCTTTGATTAAATCGGCTAATTGCGAATGAACCGATTCTTTGATAGATGTCATATGTTCACGACAACACATAATTCGCACAGGAAAAAGCAAACCGATTATTAGCAAACTTTTCGCTATATTCGTGGACTTCGCCAAACCGTTACGTCCTGTAAGGTATGCCAGATAGCGGTATCTGAAATCATACATATTTTCTATGATTGGTCGAAAGTCAGATACGATTTCCATCTGTTTCATTTCTGGCCTCCGGCGTTTTCAGGTGATTCAGGGTGTTCGGGCTTGGGTTCGGTCATACCGAAGTATCGAGCCAAGGACGGGTCTTTTTCAACGAGTATCTTTTCCCATTCTTCGGGTTCTACGGGTCTATCGAGCGATGGAATAAATTTGACTTCGACGCCATCAGTCCCAGCAGCCATTTCAGAGTCATTCACAATCTTGGTCAAAGCAGTCACACCTTGTAACGCCTTGACAGTTGCCTCCAATACAGCCCTATTTGGCGCCTGACCGTTTCGACTTGCAAACATCAGTTGCGACTCCAAATGACCGAGCATCACGTTTCCATCGAGTTCCTTGATTTTAGCGAGCCACTTTTTCTGGTCCGCCTCTTCCATCTTCAAGCAGAAAGTGTTCCACCCCATCAAAGGCAGGTCCCGCCACTCTTCACGAAAATATTTTCTTTCAACTTGGCTTTTAGTGCAATCGTGAACGAGCATCTCGCGAAATTGCGTGCCGGGGTGCGCGTCCGTCAGTGCCACTGCTGCAAGGTAATATCTTTCGCCGTCCATCAATGTCCTTTCCATTTGTTACTGTTATTATTTATCAATGTCTATACAAAAGTCAAGCGAATTTTTCAACAGGGGTTCAAAGGGGCGTCCCCTTTACAAAAGTCAAGTGAATTTTTATGAAAAGATATTCGTGTGATTCGTGGATTTATTTTTTGAGGTGTGAGTGAGAGGGGTATCTTGATTATCGACACCTGGCACCCCCCCCTCCGCGCGTATTTTTTTCGTGCAATCGATGGGATTTTTTCGCTTGACAAAATAAACAAGTTGACAACAAGGGTAACCGATGGAACGCGCCGCCACAAGTTTTTTTGTCAAGTTAGCAATTCCCCAATAAAAAACGCTTGTTTTCTGTACTTTTACCCGTTGCCCCGATAGCCCCCCGATAGTAAAAACGCCTTGAACGCTGCGGAAAACTTACTTTTTTACCCTATTCCCCCCTTAAATAATAAAAAAAACAACAAAAAAACATTTATATAAAAAAAATTTATAAAATTTATTTCCCCCCTTTTATCGGGGAAATGGGGGAAATGGGGGAAATTTTCCCCGCCCGAATCACCCGAAAATAATTTTTTTACTTTTTTATATTTTTTTTCTTGACTTTCATTTTTATTTATAATATAATGATAGCAAGCAAGGAACGAAAAGCAACACGGAACGCCTTTTTTCCCTGCTTGACAAAAACCTGCGCACGAATCGCACGAAACACACGCGGAAACATAAAAACAAAACATAAAAAAAGGGGTAAAAAATGACTATAAAGCAATATTTAGATAAAAAGCCGGCTATGACTTGCGCGAAATGGTGCGAAACAATCGCGGCCGATGGGTTAAAAAAATACGAATCACAAATAATCGCCGCGGCCGATGCGTTGAATTTGGTAAAAATCAACAAAAAAGCGGACTTTATAAAAGCAATCAACAAGTAAAAAAATGGAGTAATAAAATGATAACATTATATAACTATGCGAATCAACAAACATTAAAAATAACGGACAACAGCACCGAGAAAAAGCACGATTTAACACACATTGAAAAACGGGCTTTAATGGGTTATTTATTTGATATATTTAACAACAATTATGAAATATTCAGTGAGATAGGCATTCAATCTGTAGGTGTTTTGTATGATAATTGTATGATACAAAATGACGAATTGCGTTTTTTCTGCGGCGAAGGTATAGAACTGGGAGACGGTTGCCGGCTTGATTCAATATTTTTTAACAAGTTTGGAGTTTGTTGTTTTTCTGTATATGATAACAACGACAATGAAATAATCTTGGCATAAAAGGGGGAAATTATGAAATCTTTATATATTAAAGCGATGAAACGCGCACGCCTGGAACGCTTTGCGGGGTATTTTTTCCGCGGGGCTTGCGTTTTTGGGCTTTGTGCGGCTATTTTTGCGGGGGCTTATACAATGGGACAAAAACACGGCTATTCCGCCGGGCTTGTTGCGGGCGCAATAGAATCGCAAGCGTGCAAATCACGCGGCGGAAATGGCTATTTTATCGATTCCCTGGGCTTTCATTGTCTTTACGAATAACACGAAAACGCAATTTTATCACGGAAAGCAACGCGGCACGCACGCGGGAACGCTTTCCGCGATGAAATCGGGCGATTTTATCACTAACAACAAAAAAAGGATGTTATAAAATGGAATACACAAAAGAAAACGCCGCAATTCTTGCGGACTTAAAAAACAAGGCACAAAATCGCGCTTTGGAACTGGCGCCGGCGGTTATAAAAGCCCTGGCGGCTTTCGATGGAAAATCAATCACGGGCAACCGGAAACGAATCACGGACGCGATAAAGGCGATTGATTTAGCGCTTTACGTCAATATTGAAAGTAATCCTTTTCTAGGCGTAAAAATTGATATTTCATACTTTGAACGCAATCGCAGCGTAAAAATCGGCGATTCCTGGCAATATATAGACGGGACGATTCCGCTGCTAGAATATCACTATAACAAAGAAAATATTTTAATTTTTGCCGATGCAGAAAAGGCGATTTTTAGCGCCTGCGAACGTCTGCGCGAAAGAATTAAAAAGGCGGCTTATACTGCGGAAAATATCGAAATAATTCGAAAAAAACAAAAAGAACTTTGTCAAGAATTGAACGATTTATTGCGCGATTGTGATAGTGAAATAGGCGAACGCTTTGGAATCAATTTTACGTATTATCGCTAAAAAAGGACTGACAAATGAAAAAAAGCGTTATTTTGGGCGTTGCTGCGACCCGTGCGGAATATTTAAGACGATATAAGGCGATGGAACGTGCAAAGCGGCACGGACTGGACACCGATTTAATCGATAAATTTTATTCGGCGATGGCGAAAAAGGGCTACGGACACGAAATCACGATGGCGGCGGTTTTTATGGCTGCACGTGATGGGGCGTTCGGTTTTGTGAATAAATGGGAACGATAAGGGCGTAGGCGATGGCAAAAAACTATACGGGGCAAGGGCTTTATAAATTGTTGGCGTTGTGTAAAAAACGCGGACTAAATCGCTTTAATAGCGTTTTGCACGTCAAAGACCTGACTGATTTGAAATCAAAATGGACAATAACAAAGAACAACTAACCAAAAGGACAAAAAAATGATAAAAAAAATACTTGTGATGGACAATATGTCAATGACCGTGTGTATGTCGGGCGAACGCCTGGGCGAAATCATACACTGGCAAAAGACGGGCGTGATTGAATCTTGGCACTACAAGAACACTTTCGGGCTTGCAGAGCAAACGATTAATATTGCTATGTTTGACGAACAACATTTGATGGAAGCTATTCGTTTTGCAAAATTCGGCGAACGTCCTGAAAATTGTTTGGAATACAAAACAGGCAAAACAGCAAAACAAGACAAAATATACGAAAGAATAAGCACCGCAAAAGGGGAATAAAATGAATAGAAAATATGTTATAGAATTTTATGCGTTGTCAAAATTTAATAACCAATACTATTTAGGCAAGTGTTTTTGTGATACAAAAGCCGAAGTTGATAGGTTGATAGATCAAGGCAAGAAAGAAAACAAAAAGCACTTGCGAACCACAGATAATTTGCGAGTGTATGTAAAAAACAGTGATTTAGAAGTGATAGATAGTTTTACTTTTGAACCAAAAGAATTATAACCAAAGGGGAATAAAATGAACCCAGTGTATAATGCAAAGTTAGGTGGTTGGCAAATCGTTTATACACCTAACATTTTTATCAAGCGTGAAATGTGGGGCAAACCCGTCAACAAAAAGGTTTATGAATCTTGGGACAGTGCTATGCACGACCTTGATAAATGGGCAAGTTAAAAAAATTTTTTATTACTTGTTCCCAAATCGAATTTTTTATGTTAGAATACAAAACGAACACAGACAAAGGAGTTTAATATGTTCAAGATTGTAAATGGCGGAACAATCAAAAGAAACACAACCTGGGTGGGAATAATTTTTGGTAGCCCAAAATCAGGAAAATCAACATTAGGCGCGTCCGCAGATAACCCAATTTTAATCGACCTTGACCACGGCGCACATCGTATAGCAGGTAAAGACCGCACAGGGCTTGACGTTGTAGAGTGTGAAAACTGGAACGATTTCGTTGAAGTTGTCGCGTCCCCAGAATTAAAACAATATAAAACAATTATTGTTGATACGTTCGGGGCGGCAGTTGATATGATTATTCGTGATAAGTTTTCAAATGTTATGAACCCTGCAAAATGGGGCGCAGTGAAAAGCGAAATTATGTCCGTCTGCAATCAATTAAAAATGACTGGGCGTTCTGTATTATTCTTGGCACACGAAAGCGAAGAAAAAAGTGATGATAAAATCATCAAACGTCCACAATGTCAAGGTAAAGCAAAAGACGAACTTATGAAAATGCTTGACTTTATTGGACACACGACAAAGGCGGGCAACGATTATGTTTTGGAATTTGGTGGGGACGACTCTATTTACGTTGGAAACACATTTGGTTTTAAGAACCGTTATGTATTACCAGACGTTCGCACAGAACCAAATACATTTTTCAAAGACGTTATTGAAAAACAAATTGCTGACTTTTTGGAACAGGACGAAAAAGCAAACAATGTCTTGACCAGTGCGATGGACAGCGTTCGTGAAAAAATCAAAGCGTGTAAGAACGCTGACGATTTTACCAGCGCAACCGCACAGATTGCAACCACCGCAGGTTTGACACACGGCGCTGCACTGAAATTAAAACACGAATTGATTGACGCTGCTGATTCTGCTGGGTTTGTGTATGACCGTGCCGCTGCTGGCTTTATTACAAAACCTGAAAAAGCGCCTGTCGAAAAAGACGAACCAAAAGCCGAATAATATGGGAACTATAATTGGAATTATTGTCGCATTGGCGCTACTTGGCGCCGGCGACTAACCAAAGGGGAACACTATGCCTTGGAAAATTACACCGTCCTTGTATAACTCTTGGTTGTTTTATAGATACCCGTTGTTTGACAGGGACGAGGAACAAGAAAAAGTCGCAAGGGACGAATTTATATCTGCGCTACGCAAAGAACGCAAACCAGACACACCAGAACAAGCACGTGGACACTTGTTTGAAACGTGGGTTGAACATTTAGCGTGCGATTGGAAAACAACTGCGCTGAACGAACTTGAACCGGACGAATTGGCGTGCGCCAGAACCATCGCAACAAATTGCCGTGATGGCGTCTTTCAAGAAAAGGATGGGCGTGAATTACCATCGGGAAATTACATTTATGGCGTTGCCGACTGCATTTTGCCTACAACCATCGTTGATTTTAAGCGTGTGGGCGCAGGCAAATACGAACAGGGTAAATATCAAAAAAGCATACAGCACCTTGCTTATATGTATATTTGGGAATCAAAACGCTTTGATTACCTAATTTGCGATGGCGAATCTGCTGAACCCTTTGATGAGTTTTATACTTGGAACGATGGCTCGTTGGGTTTGCTCGAATCTCGTATTGCTCTCTGCATACACGATATAAACTGCGATCCTGAACTGGCTGGCGTGTTTGCTGAAAACTGGACTTATAACAAAAAGGAAACAAAATAAAAACATTGAACAGAAAACAAACGCGTGCCACGATATATAACAAACCGACAAAGTTTATCGCACTAAATGTCGTAAACGCCTATATACACCCAACAAAAGGTTATCGTGGCAACAAAAAAGCCATCGCAGTATATCGTATGTCAATGGGTTATAAATAAGTTTTGGTCCAGGGACAATAACCCTGCCCGTGTCTAACAGTATGCGTGAGGCGACAAAGGGCTCATTACCCAAGAACCCGCCAACTGGAACACCCACGGTCCCCCGAACGGTCGGGTGCGACTGTGGGAATAAGATTGGGCAAAAATCGTAGCACCTCTGCGATTTGTTTGGCACCCTGCCGGTGGCGTGCCCAGAACCGGCAATAGATAAAGGAAAGGCAAATGAAAGTTTATTGTTGCAAATGTCATAAAGAAGTTGACGCTCAATTAGTTAGTGGTATGACGACAAATGTTCATAAACCTGAATACTGGAAACGTAGATATTATCAATGTCCACAATGTTTGAATTACGGACTGGCTCAACAATTTGATGGCGAGTGGCGACCAATGGCGTCCATCGCAAGCCCCGCACTTCGTGCTGAACGGCAACGACTGCACGACTTGCTTGACCCTGTGTGGAAAAGCGACCCATACCCGTATGAATCACGCAAGGGGTGGTATAAGTATTTGACAATAGGTATGCAGCGCGGTGGCGATTATCAATTCCATTTTGGTTTTTTGCGTTCGTTCAAAGAGTGCAAACAGGCAGAAAAACTGATAAAAAAAATTTATAAGAAAGTCGGGTTGACTTTTCCAAAATGATAGATATAATAGAATCAAAACCGCAATATAGGAAAGGGTATTGCTATGGCAACAGAACTTTTTATAACAGAGAATCAACAAGCGCTGGAACAAAGTGAATTATTTTTTCCGCGTGCGGTTATATCTCGTAGTGAAATCTCAAAAATAAAACCAGAAAATTTTATAGACGTTATACTTGATGGCGCAGACGTAGAATTTTTGGACCAGTTCGTAAATGCGAAAAAGTGGTATTTACCAAAAGGTCTTGATTTCAACGCCAATCTTGATATAATGAATAAGTCGTTTGTTGATGGGCGTTTGGCGTATGAAACACCTGCACCAAAACAACCATCAAAAGAAGACGACTACTTATCGGGGGACGACCTTTCCAAAATTTCTTTGTCCCCCGACCAAAAATTAGACGACAACTTTGACCAAGAAGTTGAAGACGAGTATTCAATGCTCGAACAAATCGAAACTCTGCAACCATTGTTGGAAAATAAAAAAATTGGCGAGGGAACTGTTGCAGAATTGAGTATGAAAGTTTTGGAAATCTGCAAAACAAATAAATTATTCGAACGTGATATTATTACCGGTTTGTTCCGCACCGTATTTTCTAAAAAACCACTTATCTCTGCCGAACGCGCCGAAATGCTTTTTAATTTACATTTCTGCGACCGTTTAGCAATCAAAACAACTTCGTATAAAACCGATAAGACAACTGGCGAAACAATTAAAAATATCAATTACCGCACAATTAAAAACACTGAACTTAAATTGATGTGGCAGGCGATTTCAACTTATTCCACATTTAATTCACGTAAAGAATTTTACGACAATATACCAGAGTGGGACGGCGAGGAACGCATCAAAACATTTATGAAAAAATATTTTGAATGCGACACAAACCCAAACTTTTTCTTGTTGCTTATGACTTGTTTGGTTGCAAAGTTTTCACCACGCAACGATTACTGTCCATACTTTTTTGATATTGTCGCAAAGACCAAAGGCATTGGAAAATCGTTATTGTGTCGTAGGTTGCTTGGCGGAAAATATTGTGGCTTTTTGAATTTTGCTGTGGGACGTAGGGACGACTTTTTTGTGAACGCATACGATGGAAACAATGCAATCGTGGTGGACGATGAATGCACGTGGGTATCAAACAGCAAGACCAATGGTAAAATCACGACTGACGAAATGAAAACCTTGGTGTCCACACCAGTCGATAAGTTTTCACGCAAAATGCAACAACCAGAAGAACACGACCGTTCATTTATCATTATGCGAACAAGTAATGACGTCAATCAGGTTTATGCAACTAATGAGCGCCGTCAAATTATCTTTGAATGCTACTTAAAAGAACAAGAATGTCGCATACTTGATTTGCCAGACGAATTTTTTCAACAGATGTTAGCCGAGGCAAAAGATTATTATCGCAAACATCACGGGGTATATCAGTTGACAGACAATGATAAACTCGAAGTCAAGACCGCTAACCTCGATAATTACAACTGGGAAACAAAAGAAAACTTTGCAATTCTTGGTTATGTAAAAGCCGTTCGTGCAGAACCAGATAAATGGGGTGCGTTGCCATCAGCACAAAAGTTCCGTGGTTGGAATTGGGGCTCGTATCAAAAATACACCGAATGGTGCGATGCAAACCATAAACCGTGTCTGCAAAGCCGTGCGTTTTGGCGTTCTGTTGAGGCACTGGCTGAACTACCAGAACACAAGATAACAGTTATCGCCGCAACCAAATATGAAATCGAGGGCGGTGGAAAATGCAGAGTATTTCGTATTGACCCTGTTGGGTTGACCAAGGAAGAAAAAGAATTAGCAGATTTAGAAGATTTGCCATTGTGATATAAGGAGAACAAAATGAAAATACCTTATGATGTTTATTTAAAAACTAAATACAGCAGGGAAATTGATTTAGATACAGCACTTCGTTGGTGGAATATAAGTAAAAGCAATACCACATCGGCACTCTGGGTAGAAATATAAGCAGAACAAAAGGATGTAAAATGAACGACAGATTTAAGTTTAGAGCAACATTTCCCGTATCATATTATGATGAAAACGGTAATGATAAAGATATTAAATTGACTGTGTATGATGTTGCGGTTTATTCTGGTGGCGAAATCGGTTTTAGTGCGCAACAAATAGAAACAATAATTAACGCATTAGAATTACCAGAAGTTGAACAAGATACTATGTGGCAATTTATAAATGATAATTATGCAACATCTAGTTATGAGTGGTTTGTATGCGATAATGCTATCATTGAACAATGCATAGGTCTAAAAGATAAGAACGGAAACCTGATATATGAAAATGATTTAATAATTGCACCAAACAATTCATACAAATTGGCTGTTTGTCGTATGGAAAATGGTGTTTATGGTTGCAAAGAATACAGATTTAATGGTGTCTGGGAAATGAATCTATATGATTTGACAAAACATTATGGGGTTGAAATCATTGGCAACATACACGAACAAGCAGAACAAAAGGATGTAAAATGAGTAAATCTATTTGGCATACAGCAGACGAAATACCAGATTTTGATAAATCGTATGTTGAATTATCTCGTTCTCTGCAAGGCGACTTGGTATATTCAACTTGGGGACACCCGAATTATATTACACCAAATACTATCAAATGGTGTTATATGGACGACTTACTTGCCCTTGAAACCGAAAACAAAGACCTTTCCGATAAAAACGGAAAACTGGAAACTGAGTTAGACTGCACACGCAAGGCATTGGATATCGCTGTTGAAAAAGCAAAAGCATTAAAAGAACTTGCAGATATTGCTGGTTTTAGTATGTTTTCTGCTGGTTGCCAAGATATTATAGAACAAATAACAGCACTAGAACAAAAGGAAGAGTGATGAATTATGAACCAATAGAATTAGAAGAAGCATTGAAACTATTAGCCAAAGGAATATCGGTATATTATCCTAGTCAATATGGAACGGTTTTGATGCTGGAAATAGACCCAGAACATTGTCCTAAGGATTCTAGTTGGGCAGAAATTTCACATTTTTTAATATATGAAGCATTATATAAAAAAGTAAAAAAGGATGTAAAATGAGAATAACAGAAAATGATTTGTTTGATAAAGAAGTTCAGGCAATACATTTTGACAGATTTAATAAAAGGTTATGTATTTACATCCCAAAACTTAACTGCTGGTATCCAATAACAATGCTGGTAAATAGTTTTTTGAAACACGAACAAAAGGATGTAAAATGAGTAAATCTATTTGGCATACAGCAGATAAAACCCCAGAAGAAGACCGTGTTATTGTTGTAAAAAGCAAACGAACAGGGGAATATTTGGTCGGAAGCGAATTTGAGTTTATTCTTGACCATTTCACAAAGTGGGCATACTTTGACGACCTGCTTGCACTTGAAACCGAATTGAAACACACACGCAAGGCATTGGATGTCGCTGTTGATGCGATTAAAAACGCAACAGAATATCTGGGCAACCAAGAACCACTTGTTGATGTTATGGCAATGAATTTACACACAGATTTATCAAAAGTCCTAGAACAAATAACAGCACTAGAACAAAAGGATAAATGATGAAAGCAGTAATAAATCTTAAAACGGTGGTTGGCAAAGAACTTGAAACCATAACAAGAACTGTTGAATTGAGTTATTTTGACCATAGAAGTTTTGACGATATTGTCGAAGATTGTTTGTTAAAAATAGAATCGCACGATAATGTTCGTGGTGTGGAAATAATAGTCACAAAACAAAAAAAAGACGAACAAAAGGATTAAAACGATGAATCTGTGGAAAATAATACCGCACAAACACATTTACCGCTTGGGTGATTATAGTGGCAAACGGTGCAGACGATGTGGAAGATTTAGAAAATTAGAACAAAAGGATTAAGTGATGCAATTATATCAAGGCGATTGTTTAGAAGTTATGAAACAGATACCTGATAAGTCGGTAGATATGATTTTATGCGATTTACCGTATGGAACAACAGGTTGTGCTTGGGATATAATTATTCCGTTTGATAAACTTTGGGAACAATATAATCGTATAATAAAAGATAATGGTGCTATTTTATTGTTTGGTAGTGAACCATTTTCAAGTGCTTTGCGTATGAGTAATATTAAAAACTATAAATATGATTGGTATTGGGAAAAAGAAAAAGGGACAGGATTTGCAAGGTCGCACAAACAACCTATGCGAAAAATAGAAACTATAAGTGTTTTTTATAAAAAACAACCTTTTTATGATTATCGTGGTGAAAGATTAGATATTCCGCAAAAACATGCATTACCGATAGTTAAAAGCAAAAGTGATAATGTAAGTAGCAAAAACATAAACGAAGATGGCACTAGAATATATATAGAATATAATTTCAAAACGAAACATAATTTATTAAGATTTTCAAGAACACCTAGAAGAGCCGAACACCCAACGCAAAAACCCGTTGCTTTAATGGAATATTTAATAAATACATATACCAAAGAAAACGAAACTGTTTTAGATAATTGTATGGGGTCTGGAACAACTGGTGTTGCTTGTAAGCATTTAAGTCGTAATTTTATAGGTATTGAATTAGATAAAAACTACTTTGATATTGCAAAAAATAGAATTGAAAGCGAACCAACACAACTAACACTAGAACAAAAGGAACAAGAACTTGATAAAGGGGAATAAAATGAAAGAAACTGTATTGTCAATCGCCAAATGGCACCAAGAAACTTTTCCAGACGCAACATTGAGGGACCAGTTGCTCAAATTCGAAGAAGAAAAAAAAGAATTTTCGGAATCAGCAGACATTATGGAACTCGCTGATATGTTCATTGTTGCTTGTGGTGTATGTCGTTTTGATTGTCTTGCTGCGGCAGAATGTTTTGATTATATTCCTGACCTGCTTGCAAACTTTGGAGGAACGGGGGCTTGTGCTTTATTTCAAAATTGCATCGATAAAAAAATGGAAATCAATCGCAAACGCACCTGGGAAAAAACACCTTTGGGAAATTATCATCACACAAACGAGGAATTATAATGACTACGATATATTACGTAATTGATATGAATGACAAAATCGTTGCAACTTTCTGCTTGCGTGAGGACGCAATAGATTTTGTTCACAATAAAGAACCACTGTGCACCATCAGGGAATACTCGTTTGACAAAGATGGACACAGCAGAAAAATAAAACACGTTGGCAGTAAATTATAAGGAAGAGAGATGAAAGAAAGGAATGACTACGGAATGATGTCGGGGGCGTTCATATTTGACCGTATGGACCGTGCGGCATTACTTTATATTCGTAAGAAAGCACATCTGTCAAAAAAGATTACGCTAGTCACGGAACAAGTCAGCAATTTGGTCTTTATGCGTCAAGTGTGTCGCAAGCCGTGCACGATTTGTTTTAATGGGTTCAGCGAACAACCACACGGACGGTATTACGTATGTGTGCACTTCTTGGACGATTGCGGCGTAATATGTGCTCGTGGTGACTTCTTATTCTGCGAGGCACACAACTATTGCGAGGCACTATGATAAAACAAGTTGTCTGCAAATACTGCAAAAGTCCAGGTCGTGTATCGAACGTTGACGGAATGTTTTATGCTCGATGCACTGGCTGTTGTAAATGGTCCCCGTATGAATTTCTCGGTTCGACCAGGAACAACGCAATCAACGCTTGGAATATTTCAAACCTGAATATACCAGCAAAACCAACAAAAAGGAAAAGTGATGACGAAGAAAATTGAAACAACTGCTGACTTCATAGCAAAATTTGAGGGCTTTTCGGAAAAATCGTATAAATGCCCAGCAGGTGTGTGGACCATCGGCTACGGCACGACCTGTTACCCGAACGGTGCGCCAGTAAGACCAAACCAGACAATCAGCGAAACCGCAGCGAAACGTCTGCTCGAACAATACCTCGAAGAAGAGATTTACCCAAAGTTGACAGGGCTCGGGCTCAAAGGACACGGACAAATTACCGCCATCGCATCGTTGGTTTATAACATTGGTTGGTCCGCTTTCGCACGCTCAAAATGTTGTGCTGCATTGAAAGCCAAAGATTACCCAACGTTCATAAAAGAATACGATTGGTTCAAGGGTGGCGGAAAAGTTTTACCTGGTTTATTGAAACGCAGAACCGCAGAATTGGCGATGTTTTTCAATTAAAAAAATTTTTTTCATAATTTGTCCCCAAATCAAAAAAAATGTATTATAATAAAAACGTGTAACCAAAAGGAAACAACATGAAAACACAAGAAACCGAAATTAAAGTATTAAAAAAGGAACACAAGACAGGAACCAATAACGCAGGTCGTGCGTGGGAAATGGACGAATACACAATCGAAGAAAGTATGGAACGTGAAGATGGTTCTATCAGCGAAACCAAATTGATTGCAACTACATCGCAAGCCGTTGGTGATTTGGAAGTTGGTGGCATCTACAAAGTTGTCATATTTATCTCTTCTCGTGAAAGCGAAAAAGACGGAAAGAAAAGTATTTGGAACTCGTTCCGCATCACACGTGCTGAAAAGATTGGTTGTGAAGACCCAAAGTCAGAACCTGAAACTATCGCAGAGGCCGTGAATGATGATATACCCTTTTGATGAACCTTTCTAAAAAACAACTTGCAATTCCTATATTTACTGCTATAATAGGATTGTAATCAAAAAGGGTCATATATGAAAAAGCAGTGTTTTAAGTGTGGTAGAGTTCTTGATATTGACGAATTTTACACGCACCCTGGAATGAAAGACGGGCATCTTGGAAAGTGTAAAGAGTGTACCAAACGCGATACTATTACAAGGTCCCGTCAAAACCCTGAAAAAGTTCGTGCATACGAAAAAATCAGGGCACAAACAGAAAAACGCAAAAAAAACAGGCGTTTTTATGTGAAGAAATACAGGCAAGAGCACCCAGAAAGAAACGCTATAATGTTGCAAGTGCAACGAGCAATCAAGAAAGGTGTTATTGTAAAACCAAAAACCTGTTGTATTTGTGGTGACGAAACAAGATTATATGCTCATCACCCAAACTACAACGAACCGCTAAATGTTATCTTTGTATGTCAATCTTGTCATAAAAAGATACACTGTGGTTTGAACAAAAAGGAAAAACTATGAAACTGATTACAGCACAAGAAGTTGCAAAGATACTGAACGTTGATGAAAGCACCGTTCGTGTCAATGCGAAAAAAGGACGCCTGGGGTTCCGTTCTATCAGGGTTGGTTCCCTGTGGAAGTTCCCAGAAGACGAAGTTTATCAATACGTTTATGGCGACAAATGGCGCGAAATGATGGTTGTAGAACAACCAGTCGAAATGAAAACGTTGGAATTACGCACAAAACAGCCAGCAAACGTAATACCATTGAGCACGCACGAGGTGGCAAATGAAAACACCACAGACACTGACGCTTGCTCTGAATAAATACAAGGAAGAACTGGGCAAGATTCGGGAACGCCTGGAATGGACAACTACGTGGCTCGATGCTGCGAACTTTATGCAAGTCCCAGACCTGTTTATTGCCCAGGTCAAAGAACGTGAAGAACTGCGGAAACGCGAACAAGAAATGGACTTCAAAATTCGTTTTACACAATGGGTTTTGGAGGACGACAAAACAAAAGGAAATGAAAATGCCGACACAGGAACAGAAAGACAAACTGAATGAATCAATGAAAGATTTTGTAAAATTCTTGAAATCTCATACAGACCCGATTACAGTGGTTGATGATGAAGATGGCGAAGAAGACGAATCTCAAAACACTTTCAACAGAATGAAACCAAAGGTATTGGACGTTTTGTTGGAAACAGAAAAGAATTTTTTCGATGCGATGGACGCTTTGGTCAAAAAACATTCGACATTGGCCACCATTGAAGACATCGAAAAACTTACAAAGGACATCTTGAAACTTTGTAAATAACCCATCGGGTGCGGTGGCTACTGATTACAGGTTGCAAACCCTATCTGCTTTGGCCAGACAAAATTCGTTTTCAGCAAGTCCGCACCCACCCCTAGGGTGACAGATATGAAAAGTTGGAAGAAAGAACGTTATCGCAGACAAAAACTTTTTCTCTCTATAAAAATGAAACGGCGTGCTTGTCGTGATATGGCAAACATGTCACAAATAATACTTCGTGATTGGCGAAGACATATAAAATTATTGATGACATTAAAAAATGAAGACAAAAACAATAAAAGATTTTCCTAATTACACCATAAGTGACTGTGGCGATGTATTCTCTTATCAGAAAAAACAAAAAAAGAAATTAAAGCCACAAAAACAAAAAAATGGTTATACGCATATATCTTTGCGTAATGGCCCTATTCATTGTATGAAACTTGTTCATCGTCTTGTTGCCGAGGCGTTTATACCTAACCCAGAAAACAAACCTTGTATAAACCACAAAAACAACATACGCAACGATAACCGCGTTGAAAATCTTGAATGGTGCACTTACCAAGAAAACAATTTATATTCATATAGAATTTCTAATTGCGGTCCACGATTTAAGAAAAAAGTTATGTGTTTGGAAACGGGGCAAATTTTTAATAGCGTAATAAACGCGGCGAGAAAATTAAATATAAAACCATATTTTCTTTACAACCATTTACAAGGGGCCACAAAACAGTGTAAAGGAACACATTGGAGGTATTTATGAATATTCGTCTGATAAATCTTCCGCCTGCTGAATGGTCAAAAGCCGATTGGCAAGAGGCATATGCTGAATATTGCAAAACCAATATGTTTGGTCCCAAGACCAAAAAAGAATATTACGATATGGTTTTGGAACGTCATAAACGGTTGGAAGAGGCACAAAAGCCAACACCACCAGAATTGTTGCAGCAGTGGGTTGAGGGACGCAGAGCAGCGAAAGAGTGGGCACGGAAACGCGGTTGCGACCTGAACGGACGACTCTTGACCGAAGTTCGAGCCGAGAACGAAGACCGTAGCACACGTGAAGTTGCAGAACGAGCCGAAGACATCGCGGTTGATACAATGCAGAGATTAGATTACTTGGTTGAACAAGCAAAACAAAGGAAAGGACAATGAAAGTATTATCTTTATTTGATGGAATTAGTTGTGGACGCTTGGCTCTCGAAAGGGCTGGAATTAAAGTTGAAAAATATTACGCAAGTGAAATTGATAAATACGCAATACAAGTGGCGCAGAAAAATTACCCCGACACAATACAAATCGGCGACTGCACAAAGATAGATTACAAAAAATACGCAGGCGAAATTGATTTGTTGATTGGTGGTTCGCCGTGCCAAGGGTTCTCGTTCGCCGGCAAACAATTAAACTTCGCCGACCCACGCAGCCGATTATTCTTTGAGTTTGTGCGAGCATTAAAGGAAGTTAAACCAAAATATTTCCTGCTAGAAAATGTCAAAATGAAAAAAGAGTTTCAAGACATTATTTCGCAACAGTTGGGTGTTGATCCGATTGAAATAAATAGCGCACTAGTATCGGCGCAGAACCGCAAACGGTTATACTGGACAAACATACCAAACCTAGTATTACCAACGGATAAAAATATTGTATTAAAAAATATTGTGCCAGACGCAGTATTAACAAAGTCCAAAACAATACGCACTTCGGGGTGGTGTAGCAAATGGGGAAACAAGCATTGTTTTGATATGCCAAATCCATATAGGCACTTTACCATAACAGAGTTAGAGTTGCTCCAAACGTTGCCAATAAATTACACAGACGGAATATCTTTAACCCAACGAAGAAAAGCAATCGGCAACGGCTGGACTGTGGACGCTATAGCACATATATTCAAAGGGCTTAAAAGTGACAACTAATTTGACCATCATCGAAGATACCAGAGAACAAACGCCATTGAACCTTGGTGATATTCGTGGCGTCACGGTAATTCGCCAAGGGCTTAAAACTGGGGACTATTCTCTCGCTGGGCACGAAAGCGAAATATGTTTTGAACGCAAATCGGTGCCCGACCTGGTGGGAACACTTATTGGCGACCATTCTCGTTTTTTGAAAGAAATAGAACGAATGAAATCTTTTGAAGAAAAATATATTTTGGTAGAACATACGGCAGGAACCGTGTATCGCTATTGTGAACGACACGGGGTTGAATATAAATTTGATACAATAATACAATCACTGCTGGCATACGCCTGTCACTGTGGTATTAGAGTAAGATTTTGTAAGAACAGGGACGAAATGTCTGCTTATATTGTCAGAAAAAGCAAAGAATTTTTGAAAAGGAAAGAGAATGTCAACACGAAAGTATAAAATCTTAAAACCGTTTTATTGTTATCACCCCGAAATTATCTTTGATGGCAAACTGCATCCTGCGTTCTGGGGAGTTGAATGGAATGTTGCCATTAAAGACAGCCCGCAACCACAAATCACAATACACTGCCAACGAAATGTTGATACTGAAACCGAGGCACAAAAACTACTTGCTGAATTACTGCAAGAATGTGGCGAATTTGGTCCGTGGCAAGCGTGGGACTATCAGGTGTGGTATCTGGACCCAAAATATAAAATCAGCGTCCTGGACCGAAAAAAAACGGGTTATTTTTCGTAACAACAATTCTGTGTAGTTCCAGAAATTTTATCTTATTCTTTTTTTACTTTCTCTGGCTATATGGTTTAACATTTTTACATCGTGGTCTATAATTTTCTGTAATTCTTCAAGGGTTCTTGCGTTCCTGGTTGCACCCATACCAATCGGCTCTGCTAAATAAAATATACCGCCTTTTGCATCGGTTATACGATAGGCGGTATATTGATAGAAGTTTCCAGAGATTAAGATTCCAATGCGTTTTTTCATTATTTTGTTTTTTTCTTCAAAGCACTAGTAATGGTTTCGGCGTCTTTTTTGGTGAAGACGATTGAAAATACATCTGCCCATTTAACGACTTTTGCTAAAATGTTGTCGTCTTTTTGGGTTGGGGTCATTTTAACGATGGCGGTGCAAAGTGCAACCAACATACCAAAGCCCGCAGCGATGTGTTCCCAGTTTTCAAGTAACCAGTTCATTTTTTACTCCTTTGGTTTTTAAGAATCATATCTATCTTGGTGTTTAATTCCACCAATAAATCGTGGTCTTTGTCGTATCTTTCAATTTTCTGTTTCATGTTGCGAATTTCGGCTTTCATAGCACCATACGATACCGCCACCGAAACTAACGCTGTTATGATTTCTGAAAAATATTGTTCCATCACTCAACCTCCTATGCAACAGTTTTTACCCACAGGCGGTTCTCATTACTCACCGTGTATGTGATTTCTTTTAATTTTTCGCCATCTTTCGGCTCGTCTTTTGAGATTGCAAATTCGCACTCTTTGTTGACCTTTACCCGATAGGTTTTTCCAGCGGTAAATTGCACAGACATTACATCTTCAAACGGCTTCCAAACACCATAACTTGTAATTATTGCTTTCTGTTCTGTTTTTGACATTGTTGCCTCTTATGGTTCTATCTCTTCAACCAACGCTTGCACACCTTGTTCGTATTCTGCTTCCAGTTCTAACCCTGACATTGACGCTTGCGTGATTTCCAGTGTGTTGTCGCCTGCCTGCACTTGTAATGTCTGACCCGCAACAGATTCTGTGGTTTCTGTGGCCAGTGGATAGACAACGATTACAGGTGTGCCTGCGGTGTATTGGCTTGCAAGCCAAGTAGCAAAATCAGACGCAGTTGAAAATCTCTCGTCCTTAAAAAACATATTTAAACCAGAAGCTGGCATACCAAATGTTCCGTGTGTTAGTCCACTTTGTGATTTAGAAGAATATGTATAATAATTACAAAAAGACGTGAATTTTCCAGATTTTTTGTTTGAAACAGAAACAAGAAACACATTTGGCCAAGTTCCGTCTGACCACGTTTCCGTTCCATCAAATACCTTTACCCCGACATTTCTTGTGACAACACCGTCAATAATGCTTTGGACATCTTGATAGTCGCCAACCTTTAACAGCATTTCAGCCGTTGCGGTGTTGCCGATTGTATCTTCTATCGTTTCCACTGTGCCGTCTGTGTAGATTTGACCTTGTGAATTTACTTTCAACACCCCGTTATTACTCACAATGTCCATTGGGGTATCGGGTGTTGGTTCTACATTTCCATCTGCCGTCAAGTTTGCTGGTGTCAATGCCGTCTTAAATGTTCCGCTTGCCTTATCATAGAACCCTGCGGTTGCACTTTGTCTGGCAGGCACATAATCCATAACCGTCACACCATTTTCTTTGATGCGTGCCATATAAATATCGCTATTTATGTCAACATACTGTCCGCCTGCGTTGCCAAGCAAATACACCGCTGCGGTTGGGTTCGGTTGCGAAGTGCCATAACTGCCCGTCTGCGTGTCTTCTGTGTTCGCCGTTTCGTCTTTTACATACAGTGTTGCCGTGCCAGCGTTCAATGTTGCTTTGACATACAACTTGTTCCCTACGGTTCTTGCAATCGCACTCGTGCAGACCGTCACATTACCAACAACCAATGTAATAGTGCTACCAGAAGTTGCACCAGAAATCCCCGTGATATTTCCTGTGGAACTGGCTCGGCTTTGCAAGATATACCAAGAACCAGTGGTCGCACGGCACTCTACTTCAAACTCATAGTTCTTCGCAAAATCTATCATAATGCCAGTATCAACCGCTGTTTGTGCGGTGTTTGTCACATAATTCACTTGGGTATATTGTTGTGGTATGTTCCCTTGATATGTTCCACCATACGCCTTGACATAATTTAATGAATCAGCGATGGCGTCGGGCAGCACAATGTAATCGGTGCCACGAATAACAACCGTCTGACCACCAGGCCCAGAAACGATAAGAACACGGCGAACATTTTGCCCTGGTGTGATGCTGTTCTGCTTTATAACTAACTGCGTTCCGCCACGAAGATTGTCAATCGGGTCTGTGACTTCAATCACTTTCCAAACAACCCACTCTTTTCCAAGTGCGGCAGCGGCGTCAATATCGGCCTGGGTCACAGGCAAAACACGCTGAATGTTGCGGGCCAAATTGCCCAACATACGCAAATCAGATTCAGAGCACGCTTTAATTCTTATCGGCAACATATTTTATACCTCTTATTACATAATAAACAAATCGGGGGCAAAAATAGCCCCCAGGCGTTATTTTTTTCCACCTTTCTTTTTTCCGCAAGGCATAGTGTCCTCCTTTTTTTTGAACAAGTTAAAAATACGGCCAAAGATAACGTTTTCCCGAAAGGTTTTTCGTTCTTCGTATTCCGCACGCTTACCAATATTAAAATTGTCCACTGGGCGAATATAACCCATGGATCTGCTGAACGTTTCACACTTTTGTCTTTTCATTTTATTCTCCTACAACATAAGGTAATTCTTCACGAATTTTGTCTTTACTTGCCAACCATTGTTCTTTCAATTCTTCTGCATTATCTTGCCCACGAGCCAATGCTTCATCATAATCAAGGCGCAAAGGGTCAGATTCTTTTACGTATCTTGCCTGTCGTTCAGCACGTATTTGTTCGTTGTGTGCATCAATAGGATAATCTTTCTGCAATATGTATTCACCATTGTATTCCGCATAATCCGAAACAGTATGTTCTGAATCTTCAACAACTTCATCTTTGACAAGACAGAAAAATTCATTATCTGTGTCGCTGATTGCTATAATTTTATTGTCTTTAATTGCTTTATACATTATTGACCCCCTTTATTGTGCACCGTTTGCATAATAAAATACAATACCTAAATATTGTGATGTTGAGTATTCAACTATCACCGTATCCCCTTTTTTTACTGGAACAACTGCACAACCTCCCCCTAATGTTGTTCCGGGGGTTGTTATAGCTATACCTATGTTTGTTTGTATTTTTATAGAACCCCCACAAACAGCAAATAAATATCCGTCTGCCGGCATTAAATAACTTGCACCACTTGCACCTGCCGTTAGTGTAACACTTCTATCACTTGGCATTGCCATATTTGCACATACTTCTTTACCTGCGTTTGTTAAATTACTTAATGCAGTATTTGCACCATCTGTAATTCCATATCCAGCCAGTGTTGTTGCCTTATCTGCCTTGTCTGCTATCTTTGCTAACTCTGCACCAACTGTGCCTGCTGTATATGTTTCACCAGAATCGTATGTTCCTTGTTTTGATACATTCTCTTTACCTGTGCTTGTTAGGTTGTCCATATCTGTATTTGCTTTTGCTGTAAATTTGGCTTCGCCTATTGGTGTCAAATTATCTAAATCTGTCGTGGCAACATTTGATAAATCAACGATATTTGGGTATGGTGTAAATTCTTTGCTTTGATGGTTCCATAATACACGACCACCTTGTTGACCTGTCTGTTCGACAATGTCCCACATTTTCTTTGTTACTGGAACGTAACCATCATAATTTGCAGGCGGTGTTACTCTTTCTGTTTCAACCCAAGAGCCAGATTGGTATTCATATATTACGATTATTGGGTTGTTATCGCTATCGACTTGCGAGAAATCTGCATAGTTTGTTCCATTGTATTCAGCACCTGTTGGAACTGTGCTTGCAGCATACATTTTAGCAAACCATACGCCAGTATCTGTAATCATACGACCAGAATTTGCTGCGGTATCAACTTCTGATTTCAAAGCCAATGTATCAGGTCCATTTGTTACTGGAACTGCAATATCATAACCGTTATTTAATACTGCTGTGATAACACGTGCAATATACGCGTCTTTCCATTTATAATTTGTTTTTCCTATGTTATAAGTATTATTTGTCGCAGGACACAATCCATCTGTTGCTTCCATACTTGCAAGCAATGTTACACTATCATTTGAATTTAACTTAAAAAATCCCACCCCGTCCCAGTATGCAGCAACTGCACCCTGCATAGAACCAGCACGCATTTTTAACGGTCCTGTCATTATTGACGTGCCATCAAGGTTTAATTTTCCTTGTAACGCTTTACCAACTGTTCCTGCATTATATGTATTGCTTTCGTTGTATGTGCCAAGTGCGGAAATGTTTGCTTTTCCTGCTGTTGATAAATTATCTAAATCAATATTTGCCTTGTCATCTAAAACATCATCTAAATTATATTTATCGGAAGAAACAACATCAGCATCAATACGTCTTTGCAAAGATGTCAAAACTGTCATACCGTTATAAAGTGTAGCAGATGCAGTTGTGTCAGAACACAGAACTTGTAACTTTAATGTTTCGTTTCCTTGCACCTTTGTTATTGTTTGTGCACTTTCGGTAAAATCTATCACCAAGTCCTTGCAGAAATTGAAAGAATCTGTTGTTACAGTGAACACTTTTGATATAACAGAACTTGCGCCGATTTTAATTAGCACCGTCAAATCTATC